GATGAAAACAGTTCTACATATGAAGGAACCGAATATCACAATTTTATGAAAAGAATTTCTGAAGAATATAAAGAATTAAAGAAACTTATGCCAACAGATACAATAAGTAAAGATGCTTGATTTAAGGGGAATTCCAACCTGCACATGTCCAGAGTGTGGTGGCACTCTTTTTAGGGCTTTAGTTGGTTTTGATCCAGCAACATACACAATTTCTAACTATCATTTAGATATTCAATGCAATGAGTGTGGGGCTTTAGCAACTGCTCCAACACCAGTAGATCATCCAACAAATCCAAGTGACGATATGGGTTTTAAAGAATGAAAGATATTCTGTTATCAACTATAACAGGTTTTGGGTGCGGTGTAGTGTTCGCAGCATTCAAATTGCCAGTGCCAGCACCACCAGTTTTTGCGGGAGTCGCAGGAATTGTTGGACTATGGCTTGGCTTTACAATACTAACACAAATTATATCCTAGGAGGAATAATGGAAAAACTAATAAACGATAAGACAAAGGCAATGCTAGCATCATATGGTCGCTCAGTTCTTGCATCAGGTCTTGCACTATATATGGCTGGCGTAACAGATCCAAAAGATCTATGGGCAGCACTTGTAGCAGCGATTGCACCTGTTGCATTAAGAGCAATCAATCCAAACGACAAAGCATTTGGCGTATTGCCTGATGCTGCTGAAGTTGCAAAGGCTCTTAAGTCTGCAAAGGCACCAGCAAAGAAGGCTGCAAAGAAGTAATTTATCTTCTATCAGATAGCCAGTCTAGAAATAGGCTGGCTTTTCTGTTTATTCGTTTATAATTTGTAAATATTTATCTTTTAAAACTTCAACAGAAAAGTTATTAAATCCTATTTCTACAGCCTTATTTTTATAATCATTTATATTTCCACCCTCAATATATTTATCAATCATATTTGCCAATCTTTCTGGATTAGCCTCATAAATATTAACCATTGATTTGGTTTTAAACTCACCTATTTTTTTAGATTCTACCAACCATTTTTCTGGCAGTATTTGATTATTAGGGGAAACGTCTGTCATAAAGACTGGCATACCACTTATTAAAGCCTCATTCATTGGTAAGCATAACCCAGCATATCTTCTTGGCAATACCATTGCATCAAACCCATTATATAGATCTTCTCTATTTTTTACATTGTCTTGGCTTAATGTTAGGCGTTTATCTTTTGTATTAAAATCTAATGGGGTTTGAGTTGTAACAACTAATTCATATTCTGCTTTAGAATATTTAAGCATTTCTATTACGGTGTCAGTTCCATTTCTATCCTTGGCTGCCTTTTTACCACCAATATGAAGAATGCGTTTATGTGTCTTAGATAAGTTATTTTGTCTTATATTATCAAACAAAGATGTATCTGTTGGTGGTGGAAGGTGTATTAGTTTTGTTTTTGATCCAAACTTTTTGTTGACTATATCTATATTCCAAAGGCTTGGCGATAGTAAAACATCGGGCAGCGCCCACTCTGGATTTGTCATATTGCCAAACAGTTCGTAATTGTATTGAAGAATGGTTTTTATATTTCTTGCTCTTGCAAGATTAATAAAATCTACACTATAAAAAGTTTCACAACTTATTACAACATCTAAATTTTCTAAGAATGCTAGTATTTCTTTTGTTCTTGGCATTCCTCTAAGTGTTTTAAGAACGTTATATCCGCTATACCACTCAGGATGCTGCTTGTTGTTATTAAAAAAAGCGGAATCAATAAGTAAAATCTTATCAGGATTAAGCATGTTAACTAATTCCCTAGTCTGATTACCAAGTCCAGTATTATCACATCTTGCTATAATTCCCAGTCTCATGAGGTTGACCTTGAAACATCTTCATCATTTTTAAATAATTCAGATTGACTTAATATTTTTTTTGCATCTTCAATACTTGTATATGACCAAAACTCATCATCTTGGGTAAACTTCCTAGTGCTTTGCCTTCCATCTAAATGTAAAACCCTGCTTACATTTTGACCATTATCTGGGTAATAAATAAACATCTTATGTGCTTCCCAATTTCTAATTTTAAAAACATATGGCTCTTCTATAACAGGTTGTTCTCCAGGCAAATACTCGCAATCAACTTGTGCTTTTCCATAAAATTCATCTTCAATATAATTTCTTTCACCAATACTTGGTAAAACAACATCTTTATAGTAACTAGTAAAACTTAAATGTGGATTTTGACTCCATTGAACAGTTTTCATAAAAACATCTTCTTGACCACACATCATATGAACATGCTCTTGCGGCATCTCTTCTCTTAAATAAAATCTTATTGTGTTTGCTTTATTGTATTCAAACATATCCAAACACTTATTCCAGTCAATATCTCTATCAGTTCTTAATGGTAGATCTCCTTCAATATAAAGAATTAGTGGTGTTTGAACTAAGTTAATAGTTTTTTTCATCATAGTGCTTTGATGGCTATGCTTATCAAATATTATTGGTAATACGTTTTCCCATTCGTGCAAGCATTTCCACAATACCCTACTTTTATATTCATCATAGTCTTTTTTATAATCTGATTGCTCTGATCTAAGCCCATCTATTTGTAATATTATTTCGCTGTCTGGAAAATGAAACCTTGTGTTTTTAATAGTTGTTTCTATAACTTTTGTGCTTGGATGACTAGGAATGTAAGATGTTGGAACTATAATTGTTACATCAGACTTTTGCATTTATTTGCCTCATAATCTTAATTGATAAATCTCTTTTACATTTTATCCACCAGGCTACAGCCTCATGCATATTATTTGGATAATCCTTTAATATTTTTTCTAAAATTCCTGAAAGTTGATACCAATCAGTTACTGATTCAATTGGCATTATTTCGAACATCTTATAATAAAAATTTGTAATTAAATTTTTTGAATCTCTTAAATCTGCAATAGGAAGAGAAAGCATTTCTAGTGCTTCATAAAACCTAAAAGAATCTATAACAACTGCACCAGACGGGGCTGGACAAACTTTTGAACTCAATAAATTATTATAATATTCTTTTGGATTGTCTCCTTTTGCAAAACCATCTGTTGGTTTATATAGAGAATTTTTTAATTTAGGCATTACCTGAGACAATTGTTGTCGTCTTACATGTGTAATTTGTCCACCAAAATAAACATCATAAGTTTTTTTATCATATTTTGGAATGTTATTTTTTAAATGCTGAGGAACCCCAAGCGGCAACTTGTTATATTTTTCGTGTTTTGCGTGTGGATATTGAATCCAAATGTCTATGTTCTTATGTTTTATAGATTTAACATCAAATATTCCCTCCTCATCTCCAGTAATAAATAAAACAACTTTTTTTATTTTGTTTAATGCTTCATTAATTTTTTCTTCATTTCCAAAATTTTGTGATCCAGGAATTACAACAAATGCCCTATCAGTTTCATAAATATCTGTTACCCTTATCTGTTCTATTTTATTTTTATTAAATATTTCTTTTAATAAACCGTAGTCCCACTTATCATCTGAGTAAGACTCTCCGTTACATGAATACAAAAATGCCTTTATTTCATTCATTTTTTAGTTCCATCTTGCATAAAATTAGCGGGATCGCAGGCTGCACATGTGTCAACCTGTAAATTTCCATTAACAGACATTGATTTAAAAGAGTTTCCACAAACACAGGAAACAACTACTTCAACAAATATCTGTTTTTCTTTTTGAGATTCTTTTTTTATCCATTCATTATAATAGTCATCTGTAAAGTATCCTAAACCTTTTTCTGGGTCATTAAAAGGATAAAAATAAGAATTGTATGGATCTTCACTTGTTGAAGGATATCTACCCCATTTTTTATTGTAATACTCTCTTGTTACACCCATTCCTGGATCAACGCCACCAAGTTTAATACTATGACCCATTATTGTATCTTTAATATCTATCTTAACTTTTTGCCAGGTAGTTTTATTTTCTTTTATTGTTTTCCAATGATCATCGTAATCTAATAAAAATGCTCTTTGTATTCTCATGCTATAGTCCAAGTCTTCATAGCCATATGGGGTAAAATTTGTATCCCATAATCCAACCTTATCAATTAAAGTTTTATGAAAAGCAATAAAGTGCCAACCAAAAACTCCAAGTGATTCAACTATTACATGCTTAGTATCTTTTAATATTTCAATAAAATCTAAACCGCCAGGTTCTCCAAAACGAACTGCAGCGCTCATGGCTATGTACCACTCAGCGCCTTCGTCATACATTTTTTTTATACCTAAGTTATGACTTGCTGTAAATCCTATATTATTTTCAGTATTGTCAATTTCAAAAACATTTTCTAACTTACATGTTTCCATAAGTTCATCTCTAAAGGATTTAATTCTGTAAGGAAGACCAACAACATATTTCATTTTAACACTCAATCTTTTCATATAGGGTTTGCCAATTTTGAACAAGATTTAGTATTTTATTATTATCCATAAGTTTTGACTTTATAAATATATAGTTGTTTTGTTTTTCATACTCGTAGTCTCTTGCTATTGGAATAAAATCTTGAGATACTAAAAATTTTATAACATCTTCAGCAAGCCATTGATCCTGCCAAAATTTAAAATCTTCTACTTCAATAAATATTGAATCTGATTGTTTTAAGGTTTTATTTGAATTGCTAAGTACTTGTTCACTTGCCCCCTCAACATCAATCCACATACAAACTGTGTCATTACTATTTAAAATGCCTGAATCTATAAAGAATCCATCTAAAGTATGACAATCAATTTTTGGAGCGGAGTATAAAACATCATCTTGATCACGTATTAAAAGACTATTATTTCCTATAATCCTATTAATTCTTTTACCGTCCCACTCTCCATTATTTAAATATGCTTCTTGAATAAGAAACCTAGTCTTACCTATTTTATTTGTAATTGCAGCATTTATGTATTCTATTCCAGCATCTTGCAAACTATTGGCATAGTGTTTATGTACATATGGGTTAGCCTCAAATGCCCAAGATTTAATGTTTGTCTGATCTTGTTTTATTTTTTTAGAAAACTCTGCAGAGTTGGCTCCCACTTCAATGCTAATTTTTGGTTTTACTTCTTCCTGAATTAAGAAAAATAAGTTTACCAACTCATCTACCAATAATCTTTCTTGAGTTGATGAAAACTTTAATTTATTTTTCATTTATTAAATATATCCTGGTTCACCCAAGTTTTTGGAGTTAAATTATTTTGAATTTCAACTGGTAAATTAAAGTTAAATGGTCCAGTTCCTCTTACCTTAACCCAATCTATCATGTTTGACAAAATTTCTTTTAACTCATAATGTGTTGAGTAGTCAAGTAATTTTCTTGCTTTATCAGCAGAGCAGTGGGCTAATCTTACTTCAGATGGTCTTGCGTCTAAGTAAATTGGATTTAAATCAAAACCAATAATAGATGCTATCTCTTCTGCTAACTTATTAATTGTTATAAAATTATCATCTGGACCAATATTAATTACTTCTCCATTAGCCACATCAGAAAAAATAACTTTGTGAAATGGATCAATAATATCTCTCATATCAGAAAAACATCTTTTTTGATTGCCATCGCCATAAATAATTGGCTGCTTACCTTGAAGCATTCTATTAATCATAATTCCAGCAACATTTCTAAATGGATCTGTATAGTTTTGTCCATGACCAACAACGTTATGCGGTACAAGAATAACAAATTCCATACCGTGAGTTTTTGAAAGATTCTTTAGTGTTAATTCAAAAGCATGTTTTGCAATGCCATATGGATCTTGTGGTTTTGGTATCATGTTTTCTGTAAAAGGCAGGGTATCTTGAGTTCCATATCTTGCCATACTAGATGTAAATATAAACTTTTTAACACCAGCCTGAATTGCACAACTTAAAACATTCATAGAGTTGCCATAGGTGTTATCAGTAATAAACTTAGGAGAAAAAACAGAAAGTCCTTCATGTGCTGTACATGCAGCATGAACTACAACCTCAATATCTTTAAAATCTTCTTTTGTTAAGTCGTTGCAGTCTTTTTTAATAAAGGTAATTTCTGATGGAATATTGTCTATATATCCACCAACTAAACTATCAATACCAATAATGTTATGATTAGAAAGGCTTCTTGCAAGATTGCTTCCTAAAAGCCCAGCAACCCCAGTAATTAATATGTTCACGGTTCTCCCCATTTAGTCTCATAATATTATAGCATGAAAACTTTTATGCTAAAATGGTTAAATGAATGATATGTTAGTTATAGTTCCATCAAGGGGAAGACCCAAAAATCAAGAAAGATTTTTAGAATATTTTTTTAAAAACTCTACGATCAGTGACATATGCTTTGCTTTAGATACTGATGATGAGTCTAATTATCCTAGATTTGATAAAGTAATTTATGAAGTATTAGAACCATTTATGTTAAATGAAAAGTTAAATGCTGTATCTTATAAATACTGTAATAGTTACAAGTTTATTGCTTTTATTGGAGATGACCATTTACTACAAACTTATGCCTGGGACAAAACATTGACAGATCCATTACTAAAAAAAGTTGGAGTATCTTATGGAAATGATCTTTATAAAAAAGAAGAACTTCCAACTTGTGCAGTTTTAAGTTCTAATATTATTAAGCATCTTGGATATATGGCTCCTCCAGAATTAAAACATTCTTATATTGATAAGTTTTGGTTAGATCTTGGTACAGAAATTGGCAACATAAACTATTTTGAAAATGTTATTTGGGAGCACATACATCCAGATAATAAAAAAACAGAGGTTGATAAAACATATTTACGTGGTTGGTCAACACAGCATCAAGATAAAGAAAACTATATACTGTATAAAAAAAATAGATTTGAAGAAGATTTAAAAAAAATAAAAGGAATGTTAAGCAAATGACTTTAATGGAGTTGTTTGAAAAACTAAATAAGCCAACAGATAAAGGTACTTGTCATAACTATATTGAAATTTATGATAAAGAGTTAACTAAAAAAAATAATCCAAAGTTATTAGAAATTGGAATTCACAATGGAGGATCCCTAGT